AACCCGCGCGCCGAGCCCGCCCCGCCCCCGCACAAGGAGGAGCCCCCGCCCGCACGCGAGGAGGCCGATACCGCCCCCACGCGTGATCAGGCCCTCCCCCACGCCGAGACCACCACCGAGACGATCTCCCTAGATCCCGCAAAACCCCAGGTCAGCGATGTCGATCTAGAAATCTCGTCTCAAGATCTCGGCCCAGAGCAGCCCCTTCCGGGGGAGGAGCAGCCCCGCCCGTACACCCCCGAGCAGCTCCGCCTCCTCCGGCACATCCACACCGCCATCGGCAACGCCCGCGGCGCCCACCTCCGCGACATCCTCACCGTCGCCAAGGAGGCCGGCGACTTCCCCGACGCCTCCGTCACCGAGCTCCGCCGCTCTATCCAGGCCCTCGACATCCCCATCCAGGACAAGCTCTGGCTCCGCGGCGGCAACACTCGCGGCATCCTGCGCCGCGACGTCCCCGCCCTCCCCGACCCCCACGAAGAGCCCGTACAGGAGACCGCCTGATGCCGCACCGCTACACCTGCCACGCCTGCTCGATCAGCGGCGCAGCCCACGCCACCACGTACGGCGCCCGCCGCGACCAGAGCAGACACCGCGACACCATCCACGGAGGCATCGAACCGGCCGCCGGCGACCACGTCGGCTACGCCGCCCCCAGCTCCCGCGGCCCGCTCATCGTCCTCGTCGTCTTCGCCGTGCTGATCGCCATCAAGGAGCTCACCGGCGTCGCCCCCGACGACATGGCCCGCTGGATCGGCCTCATCTGACCCCCGTCCACCGCAGGAGGAGACCCCGTGCAGCAACAGCCCACCGAAGCCGTGCTGGTCATCGGCGACTGGTGGACCAGATGCGGAGGCTGCGACGTGCCCGCCTACCCACAGGACACCCACCACACCCGCGCGGCAGGAGGCTCCGAGCAGCAGCCCTGTGGCGCCCGCTTCACCGCGATGCGCTACGCCGACGGACCCGGCAGGGAGGACTACCTCCGCACGCTCCGCCCGGATCTGCCCATCGTCTGACCGCACAAGCCCCGGGGCGGCCGCCCGCCTGCCAGCTGAGTCGACCGCCCCGGTTTCCCATCCCGATAGAGACAGGAGATCACCATCATGGCATCGCACGCCCGCGCCGCCCTCAACAACTACCTCGCCGAAGTACCCCGCGACCCCGGCGAATGGACCCGCGAGCAGCGGACGCAGTACGCCGCCCTGGCCGACAGAGTGACCGCGGAAGAGGCCGGCCCCGACAACGAACTGCCCGCCGGCAAGAGCGGCGGCGGCCTGATCAAGCGGCTCTTCTCGTAAGCGCCGCCCCGCCTCCCGGCACCGGCGGAGCCGCACTGTCCCGGAAGATCCGTCTCGGGAAATTCTTCCGGAAACTCTGCAACCACACAGCTCTTACACGAGTCATACATGAGCACGTCACACCTGTCCCAGGGGGATTCATGAGCAACCAGTACCCGCAGCAGCAGCCCGGTTGGGGAGCGCCCCAGCAGCCCGGCTGGGGCGCTCCCATGCCGCAGCCGCCGAAGAAGAGCAACGCGGGCAAGATCATCGGGTTCGGCTGCCTCGGGGTCATCGGCCTCTTCGTCCTGCTTGGCATCGTCGCCGCCCTCGTGGGTGGCGGTGACTCCGGCTCCGACAGCAAGAGCGCCACGTCCCAGACCAGCGCCCCGGCCAACACCGGCAAGGACGAGGCCAAGGACGAGGAAGAAGCCCCCAGCAAGGCCAAGGAGGAGAAGGCCCCGGTCGCCATCACCGCGAAGAAGACGGCCTTCGCCAAGACCATCCTCGCCCAGGGCAGCGACTACACCAGCGTCCTGGTCACCGTCACCAACAACGGCAGCGACACGATCAGCGTGAACCCGCTGTACTTCGCGATCACGGACGCCGACGGCACCAAGCACACCGTCGAGCTCGGCGTAGACGAGAAGCAGATCGGCACCGTCGACCTGGCCCCCGGCGAGAACATTGCCGGCACCGTCACCGGCAAGGGCGCCTTCACCGCGAAGTACGTCACCTACACCGACGGCTTCCTCGGCGACTCGATCCGAGCGGACGTCTCCTGACCCGCTGATAGCGACGAACAGACCAGGCCCCGTCCGTACCTCGGTACTGGCGGGGTCGCGGCACGCCCGGCCACGACACCCCGCAGGCCTCGCTGGACACCTAGACGATCAGCACTGCATACTCGGGTGCCAGCAGCACACTTGTGCCCATACACCACACGAGCCCCCGCCTCCGGACGGGGGCTTTCGCGTTTCCGAGGGGGTGCACGATGCCCCCCACAGAGCGCGAGACCGCCCTCGGCCGCGAGGACGCCAACGGCACCATCTGGTTCACCGTCGCCCAGGCCGCAGCCTTCACCGGCCGCGACCGGCAGACGATCTACTCCTGGGAACGCCGCGGTCACCTGAAAGAGCCCCGCCACGACGAGCGCGGCCGCCGCATATACACCCAGCAACAGATCGCCAACGCCGAACGCCAAGCGCGCCGCAACACCGCCGGCGTACGCCGCCTCGCCGCCAGCTGACCACCCACACCCTTCGAGGAGACCGCGATGCCACGCGTATCCGTCCCCGTCACCCAGATCACCCGCGCCGGCGTCGCCGCCCCCACCGAAGCCAACGGCGACCCGACCAACGGCCACGTCATCTCCAACAACGGCCGCACGATCCTCCTGGTCCGCAACAGCGGCACCACCGACCGGACCGTGACCCTGCGCCTGCCCGGCCTCACCGACGGACAGAGCATCACGCCCCGCACCGTCACCGTCCCGGCCTCCGCCACCCGCTACATCGGCCCGTTCCCCACCGACGCCTACGGCACCCAGCTCCAAGTCGACGTCGACAACGCGGAGCTGAAGCTGGGCGCGCTCGGCTTCTGATGGCTTCCACTGCACAGATCCCCGTGCCCTGCCCCGCCTGCGAGCAGCCTGTCGCCGTGCCCTTCGAACTCGTCTCCGCGCGCGTCGCCAACGGCACGGAGATCTACGAGACCAAGCACGACAGCACCCCGATGCGCGAACACCTCGCCCAGGCCCACCCCGACACGGCGGTGACCTGATGGCAGACCAGTCCGCCGGCCAGCTGCTCGACGCCCTCGGCGTCACGATCGACCTCGACGACGGAGACCTCCCCACCGACGCCTTCGTCATCGTCAAGGTCGTCAAAGCCGACGGCACCGTCAGCCTCATGAACGGCCGCTCCGAGTCCCTCGACTGGATCACCGCCCTCGGCATGACCACCGCCGCCCAGCAGATCCAGAACAGCGGCTTCTACGAGTCCACCCCCGACGACTGAAAAGGCAACCCGCATGGCCCGCCTGCAGATCCTCGAACTCCCCATAGGCGCGAACGATGACAGGCCGCCGTTCATCCTCGTCGTCGACCAGTGCGAGCCGCAGCGGATCGCACTCGGCGCAGGACAGGACGCCACCCAGTGGCGTGACTACTGGCAGGTAGTCGCCGAGCAGATCGGCGCACGTGGGGTGATCGTCGCTCCAGACACTGTCGAAATCCCCGCCAACGAGGTCACCGTCACCGACGGCCAGGTCGTCCGCCTCCACGTTGAGGGCGACTTCACCCAGTTCCGCGAGCAGGCCGAGCAGGCGATCCGTACCGTCCAGGCCCGCGTCGCCAACGGTGTCGCCCTGTCATGACGAACGCCGACCACGTCGCCCCACGCACTGCACACGAAGCCGCGGAGCTGCTCGCCGCCCGAGGCCTGCACTCTCACCTGCACTCCGAAGGCGAGAACGTCTGCGTCAGCGGCCACTGCGTCCCGACCCCGGCAGTCCTCGGCTCGAGCCTCCTGCCCGCCACCAGCGGGAGGGGCTACCTGTGAGCGGCGGCAGCTACAACTACCTGTACTCCGTGCTGGACCTCGAGGACCTCCAATCCCAGCAGGGCGACCTGGCCGACATGGCCGAGCGCCTGGCCGGCCTCGGCTACGCCCAGGACGCCGCACGTGAGACCGAGGAACTCCTCCTCCTCTTCCGCCAGTGGCAGACCCGCGCAGCCGTACGCATCACGCGCCTGCGCGACCTGTGGAAGGCCGTCGAGTGGTGGGACTCCCACGACAGCCGCGAGGACGAGGTGAAGGCCGCGCTCGCCGCATACCGCGCTGACACCGCAGACGCGCCACCCCCGTAGCCCGGCCGCCCAGGCCCGGGCCGCAGCGCGCACACAGGAGGGAAGCCCGATGCCGTCCCGACTTCCGCCTCCCTGCTCACGCCCAGGCTGTGACCAGTCCAAGCCCTGCCCCCTGCACAGCCGGGACAACCGGCGCCGCGGCGGGGCACGACAGCGCGGTTACGGACAGCGGCACAGCGAACGCTTCCGGCGCGGCGTCCTGGACGCCCAGCCCGTGTGCGTCCTGTGCAAGCGCGCACCGGCCACCGAGGCAGACCACTGGCCCAGGTCCAGGCAGCAGCTCGAGGCCGCAGGCCTGGACCCGGACGACCCGCAGTACGGGCGCGGGCTGTGCAAGCCGTGCCACAGCAGCCAGACCGCACGCCACCAGCCAGGAGGCTGGGCAGCCGAGCAGCGGAGGTGATCACCGTGCCCAAGGGCAGCGGAGGACGGATCCGAGGCATCGTGGCCGGCCGTGGCCGGGTGTACGAGGCCCTGAAGGCGCGTTACGGCAAGGCGCGAGCCGCGAAGATCGCGAACGCGGGCAAGACCCACGAGGACCGCTCCCACATGGCGAAGAAGGCGGCTCGGACCCGCAAGGCCAAGGGCAATTGATCATGCTCGGCCGGGCCTCGCGCGGCCGGCCCGGGGTGGGGGGGGG